GCCAAGGTTTGTAGGGTCTGCAATCTCAGCAAATGCGTTTCCTATCTCAGCCTGTACAAAACCAAAGTATGGCTTAGTACCACTTAGAAGGTAGCCACCAGTTTCACCGTAAATAGTACGGATATTTGCAATTGCATCAAAGTCCCATATATCAGCCATCAAGTCAAATGCTTTGGTCATAGCATCTTCGTTGCCTGCTTCAGCAATTCTTCTAAATATGTCGCCTAGGGTTTTGAAGTTACCTGGCTGGTCACTAAATAGTGTGGCCCATTGAAAGCCACGAAGTGCCATGGTGTCTGCTTGAGATAGCGAAGACACATCATTGAGTACTTGACGTACAGAATCTGAAGTCTTTGGGTCATCTGCAATAGCACGAAGACCATCTAGGAACTGGGAGCGGCGTAACTGCTCACCCTGTAATTCTTTACCACCAAGGGTTGTGATATCCTCAGTCAGGTCAAGAACCTTCAATGGCTCATCTGTAAGTGCTGTTACAAAGTACTCATCAAAACCATGAGCACCCACCGATAGTTTTCCAGCCTCTGGAAGTTCATCCAATACGATATTTCCAGCAGCAAAACCTTTAGTATTCTTAGCCTCTGCACTTAACTTGTTGATTCCTCGTACAAGTTCACCACTCGACAACTTATCGTGGGTGGTAATATATTTAATAATGTTCTGTTGAGATAATACTTCTTGGGCTAGAGGATTCTTTGCTAGACCATCACCGCTAGCTTTTGTAGCATTTAGGATTTTTGAAAAAGTTTTGGCTAGAGAATCAGTACGTTCGCTTTCGAGTTTTATAACTCTGCGTTCTTTAGCAAGAACTCTATCTTCTACACGCTTGGTGTTGTCTTTAATCAGACCCCAACGCTTGCGCTCTAAATCTTTAATTGCTGCATCAACGGTTTCAACACGCTTTGCAACTGGCTGACTAAATGGTTCTGCAGCCTTAACCATCTCACTTACTTTTTTAGCACGGCCTATCTGTGTTACCTTTGCCATAGATCCGAATGCAGTGTAAGTTGTTGGATCCAATGCTAAGTTCAATGTAGCATCTACTAATCCAGACATCACCCTGTAAGCAGTCTGGTCTGGGGTTGCTCCTACAGATTTTGCTAAGAAGCGTCCAATAGTGAAAGACTCGCCATATACTTGGCCATAAGCACTCATAGCCTTTGCTTGGTCTTTGCCTACTCGGCTCTCTGGGTTAATGAAGAAACCAGATCCAGTATCTACTCCAGGCTTACCACCAAAGGCGTCAGCAACTAGTGAGCCTAACTGTGTTTCTCTTCCGCCAAATCCTGGTAGTTTTCCAACTGAAATATCACGTACAGCAGCAGTAAAGGAATCGTATGGATAGCGTAATGCAGCAAATCCTAATCTTGTAGCACCCTTAAATGGGTCATAGATTGCATTACGAAAAGTGTCCTCTATTGCCCCTAGGAAGCCACGGTCTTGTTTTACGGTAGACTTAATCTTATCCACATTAAGCATATCATTTTTAAGTTGTGATATACCATCAAGAGATACGATTTTACCGATACCTGGCGTATCCGCAGTTAAGCCCTGGCTCACCATAGCCATGACAAGATCCTTGCTCATTCCAGGATACTTATCAACAATGCCTTGGAAGTTTCTGTACATATCAGGATTCAAGCCATTCATTTGAATAGCAATCCTGCGACGTAAAGAATCTTGGCTGTTATTGTAAACAGCCTGCGCTGCTGGGCTTAAAGTAGGTTGCTTGGTTTCTGCCACTACTTATCCCCGTTTTTCTTGATTAAATGCATCTACGATTCTAGCAAGTTGCGGTGTTGGATTAGCAAGATACATTGCTCTAGCAAGAATCTCGCCTTCATTAAAATTATCTACTGGTGGCATCAATGCTGAGGCATCACGGCCAGGACCACCACGTGCTCCGTCTGACAATGGTACATCTGGATTTCCTGGTTGTAAAAGATTTACAGGACCAAGAGATGCAGCCAAAGGATTTCCTGGAGCCATAGTGGGTGCAACATTAGATGATGCAACTTGAGTAGAAGCGCCACTAGAAATATCTTTTAGTTGTCTTCCTTCTCCGTACTTACCAGCAGGAGCTTCGGCTATATTTCTGCCTTCTCTTTGAATCTTCTTTACATTGCCCAAATCATTACGCGTAGCAAATCGACCTGGCCCACCTGGCATATCCTGCATTGACATAGTTTAGTCCTCATCTTCATCAAAGTCATCTAACGGATTCTTTATTGGGTCATTAGGGTCAACTATCCAATCAGGATAACTTGACCTGTCCATAGCGAATGCTAACGCTGTTCCTTCATCCATGCCTGCATTTCGGCAAGCATCATAAACTTCTTTTGCCGCAATAGCCCAGAAATCTAATTTAGTCAGGACTGGTTCTTTGGTTGTCTTGCGGCGACGTGCTACTTTTTTCTTTACAGTTTTTGTAGTTCTCTTCTTTGCAGCCACATTAAGCTCCTAGCCCTGCAAGTATTGTTGCTAAGTCAGGTTCTTGGCCTGGAGTTTGAGGGACCCCACCAGAAGGTTGGCCAGGAGCCACTGGGGACGGAGTAGGCTCGACTGGTCCTTGTGTGCCTGGTGGAGTCATCTCTGGCTGCATTGGTTGTTCCTGTTGGAACACGGCCAAAGCAGCAGCCTCTATCATCTCCCCTTTACGACGACGCTCAATTACGTCGGCTATCTTTTGGATGAGTGCTGATGGATTCTGTCCTTGTGCTGCCATAGCAGGAATTGCTTGGGCAGTAGCAGTGATAGCTGCTGACAGATTCTGTCGCATCTTTTCAATTTCGATCTGTTGTTCTTCCATGGAGACATTTACGTTCCATGGTAGTTCACGACGAATGAAGTCCTTGGATACCAAATCGGCACCAAGTGCTTGAAGAGAGAAAATCAAGGCCCGCGATGGGTCAAGTCCAGCCATCAATCCGTAACGTACTTCAACAGAAGAGTCACCTTTGATGTCTTTGGAGGGTTTGTACTTTAACTCGTACGGCGTACCCTGTGCGATTCCCTTGACGCTCTTTTCTTTATCGAAAAGGAGTTCATCCATTTCGAAACATGTTCTAATTACATCCTCAAATACTTCAGCAAGAATTGTTTGGCCTGCTTTGATTTGAGAATCAAATGCACCTAGCAGTGCTTGTACACCTTGACCTGTGATGATTGAAGCATCAATGGTTCCAGTGCGTCCTTCAGGATAACGAGCACCTAGGCGAAGTTCGCTTTGTAGCGCTGCTTGCTCTTGGAACGCTGCTGCTGGCACATCAAGTCTTACACGGCCTACGCCAGCTGGGCTTGCAGTTCTGATAATTGCATCAGGACCCATTGGCATATCTACAACATCTGAAGGTACAACAAGCGGTGCTTGAATTGACTTCTCTGCTGCTTCCATTGCTAGGTTAGCAAAGCGAGCACGGGCTAGTTGTACATACAATACATCATCAAACTGACCACGCATTTCATCATCGATGCCAGGACGTCTTGCAATGAAGACTGTCATCTTGTTCATCAAGTTAGCTGCGTAGTTCAAAACTAAATTGCCCTTTGTAGGCAAGTAAAGAACTGTTACGTGCTTGTCTGTATAGCGGACCATTTCAACCATTGCATTGGTATCCTGGTCAAATCCTTCACGTCCCAATAACTGGTAAGAAAACTCTGGGTACTCTATCGCTAGTTCTCCCAGTGTTTTGTAATAACGTTTTGCGTAAGCAACGCAACGTCCAAATCTATCAAACTCTGGATATGCACCCATTGGGTCTTCTAGGCGAATACGTGGCATATCTGTATCAAAGTCAGGCTCTATGTGAATCGGTAGGAAACCATAAGAGAAATACCAGTCTGAACCCCAGTACATCTGTGACTGTAACCGTGAAAGATAAACATAGTTGTTAGCAATCATGGTGCGCTTGTCAGCAAAAGCTCTAGCACGGTCATTGACTGAGTTGGTTGTCTGGCAGTTAAATGATGGAAGCGGGGCTAGGACTTCAGCTAAGTCACGCGCAGCCACATCAACGAAGTTGGCCACCATTGACTTGTCCATACCTTCAGGGAATAAGTCAGGATAAATCTGACCCATCTCGCCTTTGCGTACAGCAAGGACATCCTGCATGCGAGCATCGCGCTCTGACTGACGCTGTTTCATACTTTCTACGCGTCGTGCGATAGTCTGGATATCTAATTCCATTACAGTCCTATTCGTACATCATCATCTCGTAGTCATTAACATCCATAACGTAACGACTTTCGAGTTGTTTTCTGGTAGCCCATCTATTTTGGATGTGACTTTGATTGATACTAGCATTGCCAATAATTTCTCTAGCCCGCAGTTCGCAGAACCAGAGTGCCATAACACAGTCAGTCTTACCTCTGGTCTCGGGGTGCCAGGTGATAAGTTGTTGTATCAGGCTCTTGATACCTTCTGAGCTGTCTTGTGAAGGTATTTCTAGCAGATTATCGTTCTGATGATTGCCATTTCTAACTGTACCAAACAGTCCAGACATGGCTGCCACACCAAAGGAGATATCCCATTTGTTCTTACCAGTAAACTGGCTAGAGAATCGGATACCTCTAGATGCTAAATATGAGCGTAGGTCATCATCTAGCGCGTAGGCTTTCTGATGCGCATTGGTTTCAATGCGTAGTTCTTGAGGCTGGTAACGCTCTGACCAGTCCTCAATCAATTGTCTAATCTTAGCAGGGGTAGGCTCTGACATGTTCACCACATCCAGTACGTACCTTTTGCGGGTAGTACGGTCTACTGTGAGTATAACAGCAGCGGTGTTACCAGTCATAGCAGGGTCTAGGCCCATGATGGTATACCAAGCACCACGTTCTCTGGGATGTCCAGGTACTCCAGGTTTTAGAGGACCGCGTTTGCGCATCCTGTTGATTGAGCCTTGAACACACGCAGGCGAAAATATAGAGTCTTCTTGAACATCTTGTTGCTGGTAAACCAGAGCCCAAGCTGAGGGGCTAACTTCAGAGCGGCGTCTGAACAATGCTGGTCCATCCCACTTAGGGTATAAACCGTTTTCATCGGGAAGTACACTCTCATCTGAACCCTCCCACGCTATATGGCTTTTCGGCCATAAGGTTTTCCAATTCTCTGGCTTTTCATCTAGTTCTAAAACGGCAGGCATAGCAAAGTAAGTGAAAGGAGTCTTGCCATTTGACCAGTGTTCCCCATTACGAATTTCTCGATATAGGTCATTTGCAGCAATTCGGGTGCCTACAATTAGCAACTTACCAGTATCACCTAAACGGGTTACTACATCTCGCTGTAGCCACAGTAGTTGCTTTTCCCACTCATGGGCATTTGAGGTGGTTACCACGTCATCTAGGATAATCAGGTTAGAACGGGCACCAGTGATTTGACCACCAATACCCAGCGCCTGTACGGTAGGGTCCTTTTCGGTGGAATCACGGCTCAGGTAGATTCTGTCAGCCTTCCAGGTGTCAGCATCTTCCTTCCAGCCTCCAGCGCTTCCATAGACGGCTTGGAGCTTACTCCAGCGTTCATGGCTCAGTCGCTGCTTAATGGAGTAGAGATACTCCTTAGCGCGTTCCTGGGTTTTGGAGACTATGGTAATCTTAACATTCGGGTCCATGGCTATGCGGTAGACACAGTAGTTCACGGTGATGACTGTGGACTTGGCATGCTCTGGTGGTACGTTTATCAGCAGGCGTTTAGGGTTGCTCTGCTCATAGGTCATAGCTGGGTGTAGCCAGGACGGCTCGCGCCCCTCCAGGACATCAATCCAGGATCTATGATGAGGGAAGATGGGGGAGTCTAGAAACTCTTGAGAGAACTCTTCAAACCCAATCTTGTACTTAGCGTCTCCTGTGACGATACTGAGGGTGCGCTCGCCTTCTTGCTTGGCGGCTTCAAGTTCTTTGACAAACTTAGGGTCTTTCCGCCAGTCTTTCATCACATCGGGTTTCCTGCCAGCTCTAGCAATAGCATCTTGCAGGTCTAGCCCTTGACGGACGAAATCTAAAACTTTGGCTTTAGCCTCTTTAAGCTTGGCTACATTGTGGTGCTCTTGACCACCTTTAGCAGCCATATAAAACCTCCATAATAAATCCCCCTTCGCTCAGCGCCCCCAAAGGGCGCTTCGCTACCCCCTGTAAAGCGAGGCAGCCCCATAGGCTGCCGAGCGAGAAGGAAACTCGCTTCGGTGTACCGCTCGTTTCCTTACATATATACTAACCCGTTCAAATACCTAAAACGAACGGTTTATAACAAAACTGTTATCTAAATCACCTATATAGTGGTATAAATCGGACACTCGGAGCAAATACTGGCAAAATATTATTTGCGGAGAGTGTGTACTATTTCCGTCGGAAATTAAAGCATTGGGGTCGCGTAAGCGACACGTAAGGCTTTTTTCCTTCACATAGGCAATGCTCTGTGCGGAAAGAACCATCGGAGTGGCGAGCGAGCGAAGCGAGCGAGCGCGATTTTATAAATCTCGCCTGAGTGTTAATTATGTGCTGGAGTTTGTG